CCTTTTCAGCTCCTCCGGCGGCATTATTGGAAATGTATGTGTCATTCCATAAGTAACCCATAAATCCAGTATAAATCAATATTTTTTTTCTGCTTGAACACTCATCCGTCACTGATGCTTCTCTTTTTTTTATGCCATATTTTTCATAAGTCTTCATAAATTCATGTTTGCCATCAGATATCGGATAATTATTGGCAACAAGAAAGTCTACATATTCTTTAAACAACGAATAAAATGCCGTTTTATCTTCCTCTTTAACATGTTCGGTAAAAAATTGTAAATTATACAACATGTTGCTTACTGACCATGTGTCAAATATTTTGCATTTCTTCGTAAAAATAATTCTGTACATGTGTATTCCTGTCTCATAATCGCGCATTTTTTCACAAACAATTATAACGTAATAAGGCAAATGAAATTCGGATATACTTACATCTACAAATAATTTATTATTCAAATCGTCATTTAAATAAGTGTCGTGATAAAAATCTCGTAGTACGCCATAGTAGCCATATGCAATATCATGTAAACCTGAGCCAGAATAATATTTTATAAGCTCGTAATAACACTCCGCCCTCTCTCTATCATACTCGGCCGACTTGACAAGATAAAAAAACCCTGCTTCTTTATTATCCAGGTTGTTATAGCAGTTGTAAAGTTTCAAACAAGACACGTATTTCTCCTGAGCCCAGCCGCCATTTTCAAGTGTCTTTTTATACCATGAAATCGCACTTTCATATTTTCCACAATCGTAATAACTATTTGCGCAATAAAAACCATACCTAATATGCATATTGTTTTTTGCAATTACTGCATCATTGTACGCCTTCTCTAAAATAATTGCATCTTTCAAATACTTGTTACTGTCAAGATTTCTATTTCCACTTCTACCAGATATAACATGATAGGGTCCTTTTATAATTTCCGTATTTGCGTCATCAATTCTAGAATCAGCAGAACAAATGTATTCGTGCAAAACGCCGACATATTTCCACCGTTTATGGTTATTCACAATTTGCGGTCGTGTGTAACTTCCAAATTGCAAACTATAAGAATCCCTTGTTAAATCCGGCAGTACAAAGTTGCCACATATTTCATCGTCCGCGTCAAATACTAGCAAGTATTTGCTTTTTCTGAATGCATATCCTAGTGCTTTGTTTCGATTGTGAGAAAAATCGACCCAATTATCTTCATATAATTCACCCGGAATCCTGACTTCTTTGAAAAAATCGGCAATTATTTCCATTGTTTCATCTGTTGAGCCCGTGTCCGATATAACCCAATAATCAAATTTAATTTTTTGCAACAGTTTAGTCAACTTATCTTTTATGATGTGAGACTCATTCTTCACAATCATGTTTAAACATAGTGCAAATTCTTTCTCTTGCACTTCTTGTTGTTGTTCTAAAACCATATTTATTTATTTATAAACTTTATTTTGTTATTTTTAAGTAGTAATAATTTATGATTATTACTTATTTATTTAATGGGGTCATATGTCATATGTCAAATTGTGACATGTGACCCGAGCGTATATACAAATGAACAAAGGGTCATCGCGTCACATGTCACAATTTGACATGTGACCCACACATTTTTCAAAAGTGACAAAGGAGGGGTCATAGGGGAACTTGGGTTCCCCTACTACTTAGATGTACATGGTTTTGATAAACGGATTGTCACCTGCCGCATTTGAATTTTTTATGAATAATTCAATTCCATCCTTTGTATCCATCTTTGATATACATCTTTTTATTTTACTTTTTCCTGCTAACAAGTTTTTAGAATGCGCAATCTTGCATTTCACAAAAAGCAACTCCATATCACCGCCGTGATGTTTGAAATGCGCAGAATGCTCTTTTATAAATTCGTCAGTTATTGCACCTTCTTCAACAGTCCAACCACCATCAAGCGATTTTTTAATAAATATTTGCACCATTTCTTCCGGAACATATGACTGCATCGTAAAATGAATGCTGAACCGGCGCTCCAACCCATCATTCATTCCAAAAAAATTGCGCTTCAATTCATCCTTGTATCCTGCAATCATTAAAATAAAATACTTGTCGTCATCTTCGCGCATTTCAGTCAAGCTTTGATTAATCAAATCCAAACACTCCTTGCTGTACGAATCTTGCGTGTCTTTGCCGCTGCTGTTTCCAATCGAATAAGCCTCATCAATAAAAAGAACTCCGCCTCGCACAGATTTCAAAACTTCTGCCGTTTTTAACGAAGTTTGCCCTAAATAACCTGCAATCAAGTCTCCACGACGAACCTTTTTAAAAATATTGTTCTTTAAAACACCCAACTTTAAATAAATATTTGCCAATTTTTGCGCAAACTCGGTTTTACCTATGCCCGGTTCGCCATATATCGCCGTATGCAATAAATCATCATTTTTGCGATTTAAACGCATGCTGTAATATAAAATTAATATAACAACCTGCCGTTTAAATTCTTGTTGACCTATCATATTATTCAAATCCTCCATTTCCGGAAGTAAATTCTTTATCATCGCCAGGTCAATGTTGTACTCGATGTTCAGGTCCAATTTAAATTCTGTCCCCACCTTTTTGCCAATATTTATCAAATCTTCCAAATTGTCCACTTCCGCCTCAATATTTATTCGATTCATCACCTTTAATGCAAACCCTGACACAGTTGCACGTTGTTGCGGTTGTTGCGGTTGTTGCGGTTGTTGCGGTTGTTGCGGATATATAATGGATGACCTGGTAACTGGAGGGTACAGTAACGGGTCATAGTATTTATATTTATCATATTTATTATTCTTATGCGGAGGTGGAACAATATTTCTTTTACCATTTTTATCATCATTAGTTGACATTTTACTATTATTATTATTATTATATGGTATATCAATATAATAATATAATAAAAAATAAAAAAAAAATTATTTATAAATTACTAATTACTATATTAATTTATTCATTTATATCTAAAATCAAACGCACTAGTTGGCCAATAAAATAAAAGAATGAATATAATTTTTTAAGGAGGGGTCGGGAACCTGGGTGTCAGCCAAGCATTACGCCGCCCCATCTAATCATTAATGTGAACTTCCTTACCTATCGTTTTTATAATGCGCTTTTCACCGACCTCCGGTATCGGCGTGCAAATGTGATTAAATGTCATTAAAAAATTATCATTCTTAGATGAACTTGTTTTTGTAACTTCCGGGTCTGAATCCTTCCACTGTTTCAATGTTGTAATTTGTTTTTTGGTAATTGCATCAATTGTATCTTTGAATTTCAAGTTTCCTTCATCCTTTTCCCACTTCTCTTCATCCTTGATGTACATGATGTCTCGCTTGTTGTCAGTGCAATGAATTGGACGCTTGTAAATATCCAGCTCTTTTAATCCTCTCAAAAAAATATTGCCGACACTGTCTTCCAGTGTCTTTTCCCTCGTTACATTTAAATCGTCCAGCGTGATTTGCAACGATTTTATAAAATCACCAATGTTGATTGCATCTTTGCATTGCTCATTTAAAAATACATTCAAGTTGAATTTTTGTTTAATGTTCGTATTATTATTTGTAATTAAATTGGTACTACCGCACATCATCGGAATCATATCCACCAACTGTTTATGATATTGCTCCTGCTGTTCTCTCATGAATTTCTGCTGCTCCTTCATGAGTTCTTTCATTTCAGCATTGTCTCTCATTAAATTTATAATTATACTATCTTTACCAGTGCACAAACGCTGCTTATGTTTCATTAAACCATTCTGTGTTTTGAATACTTTTCCACATTCGCATTCATTATGTTTGGAGACTTTTTTTTCAGGCTTCTCTACAGTACATTTCAATTTCATATGTTTCTTTGTTCTAATATGTCGCTTATAATCGCTCTCAAATATACATGAAAAACAGCAACATTCACACGTATACTGCTTGTATTTACATTTTTCTATTGGTGTATCCATATTGAACCTGAACCTGTCGTGTATACATTAACCATATAATATTTCTAAATCGATTGGTTAATTAATTAATTGCAAAGATGATTTAATAAAAAATTCATATTCTTATAAATTTATAAAGTACTTGACGAATGTAATTATTACTTGAAAATTTATATACTTTTTTTATACAAAGACTCCAAAAAATAATAACTATAATTAAAACAATAATTATAATATATATAAAATTACCGTTATGAATTAACTTATCAATATATCTTATAGGATATGTTATCATATAACGTTTTTTTGTATGTAAATATATATTATCATTTATAGTATCTATTTTACAAATATGTTTAGCAACAATTTTTCCAGATTCTGCAGCACTTTCCATAGAGTATGTTCCAGTTGATGTATTACTATACGATCCTCCTACAAATAAATTGGTTATAGATGTTGCAGGTCCTGGACGATATTGAATAGTATTTATATTATTTGCCCATTTAGGTTCATATGTATCAATTTTACCATTTTTATAAATAAATGAATCCCACATTGTAAATTGTATAATATTTATATTGTTTAATTCAGTATTATTTTCAATACATATATTATTTTTAAAATCAGCATCATTTATTAATTGATGCCATGCTTCAATTTTAATTTCATCTCTTGTACATTTTGACCATGGTTTTTTTATAAATACACCATTTACATACGGCTCACATATACCAACTGATATAATTTCCTTAATATTTTTATCACAATATTGAGACATATATTCATCACCCCAAATATGTCCAGTAGATAAAACCATTAAAAGCCACGGTGTATTTGGTAAATAGGCTAATGTATTTTTATTTTCTAAAAAAATTTTTTTGTCTATATAATAATATACTGATAATTGAATTTGTCTTCCATTTTTTGCTACATTATATATATCATTATAAAATGGTTGAACTGATTTATATAATTTATATGGTTCTAATATTTTTTTAAGTACTTCAGGACCAGTGCAATTTACATAATAATCTGCATCCATCATTTGGTAATTAGGATAAAATTTAGATTTATCAGTTACAATTATATTATCAATTTTATTATCAATATTATTTAAATTTATTTTTATAAGTTCTGTCTGTACTAAAATAGAAACACCTTTTGATTTTAGTAGGCGTATCCAAGGTTCAAACCACGCATAATTTGTAGGCAATGACGTTATATTAAAATTATAATTTTTATCAGAATTATTAGACATCATCTCACCACAATAAAGTAAATCATAAAGACTTGCGTTATGATAATCAAATCCTAAATAAGGTCCTACAATTTTTCCTAATAAATTTTCTGCTTCAGCTGATAATTTATTACGATGTATATAATCTCTTAATCCAATTTTTGAAAATGTATTTCTATTACGCTCATCACAAGAACACCAATATTTTATAAGAATTGGTAAAATAACGAAGTAATCTTTTAAAGGTAATTGTGAAAAAGTATTATTATATTCTGGTATTTTTTTGGAACATGTTTTTTCACCACCTTGTAAAATAATCAAATTATCAAAAACTGTTTTTTTATCACTAAAAGGTATTCTTTTCATAATATCATATACATTTTGATACCATTCTCCGTATGCTCTCCAGCTATATTCATACGGACATATTTTCTTCGAAGAATCTTGAAATGTTCGTGCTAATCCACCAACTATACTATTTCTTTCTATAAGAGTAACTTTATAATTTTGTTCTACTAATTCATGCGCTGCTGTTAGTCCTGCTATTCCACCACCTATTATTATAACGTGTTTCATAATTTATATATTTATAATATAAATTAATTTAATAAAAAACAATTAGTTGTCTACGACGACATGAAACATTACTATGTAAACCACAATAACTTTTTGATTGTAATTCTTTTATACGATTATTAAATAAACTTAAATAATTTAAATTTATTTAATAATCGTATAAAAGAATTACAATCAAAAAGTTATTGTAATTTAATTCTAAATCTTGTAAATTTGATAAATAATCAGCAGGTTGTAATTCTTTCAGTTTATTATTTTTTAAAAATAATTTTTTTACATACATTTAAAACGCCGACTTCCACCTTTACCATATAAATCCCAACCTAAAACTCCATTCGCAAACATGGCTCGGAAATGGTATCAAAAAAAAACGAGTGGAATTGTTATCTGTATGCTCTCAGAATTTGAAAAAGCAAAATGGGCTCACTGCATACACCTAGCGGATGAAAAGGGGGTCAAAAAAAACGAGCGGATTTGTTACCTGTATGCTCTCAGAATTTGAAAAAGTCAAAACGTCGTGAGAGCATCGCCCCGCAGACGCAAAACGGTCCAAAATGGATTGCAAAAAAACGAGCGTTTTTAGAAAATAAAAATGTCTTACCACATATGCTTTTATTTTTCGAAAAACATGGAAAAAAGCGCTGATGCTCGTTTTTTTCGGTCCATTTACTCGTTTTTTTGCACTTTTTAAAAATGTCCAAAATCGAAAAAAATCGGAAAAATGTCCGAAAAATCGCATTTTTCCTTATGCTCTGCGGCACTTTTTCTAATATATCAGTGTTATACAAAACGCTCATAAATATACATTAAATTCTTTAAATAAAAAACCTAAAAAAACAAAAAAAAAACTTTTAAAACTTTTTTTTAAAAATGAAAATTGGACATTTATTTTTGTCCATATTTCAAAATTTAAAAAGAGTTTCAAAAAAATAAAAAGATTTTCCGTTTTTTTTCAACCCCCCAAAATTGTGTTTTTAGTTTTTTAATCCACGAAATATCGGTTTTTTGGGGATGATTTTGTAAAATTGCGATTTTTTAGAAAATGTGAAAACCAACCCATGTATGTGCGACGTTTTTCACCACTTATTGTGTCCGCTGCATAAGCCTAGCGGCCAAAAAAACGAGTAAAAAAACGAGCGGAAATGTGAGCATTATGAAGACAAAAAATAAAAAAGTCAAAAACATCGCGAGAGCATCATCCCGTGGATTAGAAAACGGTCCAAAAATGGACCGAAAAAAACGAGCGTTTTATTTCATAAAAACGCCAGACCACATATGCTTTCAATTTTTGAAAAACATGGAAAAATGTGCTTATGCTCGTTTTTTTCGGTCCATTTACTCGTTTTTTTTCACTTTTTAAAAATGTCCAAAATTGGAAAAATGTCCAAAAAATCGCATTTTTCCGAGTTTTTTCTTATGCTCTGGAACGCATTTTCTAACATTTTGATGTTATATAAAATGCTCATAAAAATATATTTAATGCTTCAAAATAAAAACCTAAAAAAACCTAAAAAATATATTTTAAAACTTTTTTTAAAAAATAAAAATTGGACATTTATTTTTGTCCATATTTCAAAATTTAAAAAGAGTTTCAAAAAAATAAAAATCTTGGATATTTATTTTAGAGAGATGGAACTGAAATATTAAATTCATTAAATTCAAAATCCAAACAACCAACTATAAATTCTCAATAATATACGAATAGTCGGGTGCTTCATCGTATGACATACTGCATAAGTATTTGAAAATATCCAAATAACTCGGCGGCATTTCGAAAAATAGGTCCTCTGGTAAAATTGTTTTTTTCATTTGGGCCACTAGTTCGGGAGATGCCGCCGCTTTCCAAGGAAGGCGCCCTTTTACCAAGTAAACGAGAACATACATGATTGAAATCAAATCATCTCGTCGACTTGGTTCGCATCCATCATGAACATGGATGCTTACGTAACGCGGTGTTCCAATAATTCCGGTTGTACGTATTTTATTAGACCTGTGTGCATTTGTTTTATCGTCAATGTATGTTCGTGACATTCCAAAATCAATCAAAAATAATTTATCCTGTGTTTCTGTTTCATTTTCATTTTTCTTGATTCCAATCATGAAATTGGGAGGCTTTATGTCTCGATGGACAAACCCCTTTTCATGAACAGCCCAAATAATTTGAACCATTTGTTTTGCGTACATTCCAACAATTCCAACTGGAACTGACTTTTTGTATTCGCTTGAAACTGTTTGTAAACTTTTTCCTAATAAGTCAATTGCCATGTACCGATTGTGGTCGGGCACTCCATAGTACCGAAGATTAGGAATTCCCGGAATTCCTGAAAGTTTCATTAAAACGGCGGCTTCGTGAGTTAGCGTATCCACCTGGGCAGTCGGCTCCAGCTTGATTGCAACATTTTCATTTGTGTTTACATTTTTTGCACTGAATACTAAACCAAACGTGCCAGAACCTATGCGTTTCTGCAACTTGTACCGGTCGTTTATCAACATGATGATGATTGGTGGATGGATGACGATGGGAATGCGACCTTTTTCTAAACAATTAGTTTTTAATATTTATTTTTTCAATTTTAAAAAAATAAAATAAATATTATAATAAATTATAAATTGAAATAAAATAATATAAACAGTTTTATCATAAGTAAGATAACCAGACGCCAAACGATTTATGATATAATGGCCCATGCGATTGTTCAAATACACCCACGTATGCACGATTTTAAACAACAAAAATTATGCAAAAGATACGACATTCCGAATATTCCGCATGCTTCATCTGATGATGAGTATGATTATGGTGGCGAAGCGTCAACAAGTCCAGCAAATTCCAATTCAGCAACCACATCTTTTATGTCAGTAGATGGAGACTATGATGATGCAGAAGTCGTAGAAGCCGTAGAAGCTGTTGGTGTTGTAATGCCCCTATTTTCTGGCGCATATGTTGTTGCAACATTTGCAACTGCGCCTCCACTAGATGACGACAATGATGTGGCAAACGTGCCAGAAAATAATCTACATGCCCAAAATAATAAACACCGTAAGAACAACAAAATAAAATCAAGACCAACTAACCCCAAACCAATAGAAGAAGGAGCAGAAATATGCATAATATGTTATGAAGGTGTTGAAGAAGAACGGGGAGATTTTCAACGTAATTTTTGTAACACTTGTAAGTATACAGTTCACCTTGGATGCATTGATGACTACATTGTTCGAAAAGTCAGAGATGCAGTGCGCGCATCCCGAATAAGTTCGGTTGGAATTAAATGTTTAATGTGTTCAAAAGAAGTTGAGAGAGTTATACTTTATGAAGACAACAATATCAATGACAGAATCAATGAAAATAATAATAATAATGGCGATGGAATTGGAGCTGAGCAAAGACGCCAAATTCAACTCCATCAACATGCTCTAAGTATGATGGAAAGACAACTTAATCGTGGGAGAAGAAATAGAAGGAAAGAAATAATATGCAATATCTGCTTTTTGATATTGATAGTTTCATGCGGAGTGGCAATACTTTTATCATTTATTATAAAAAAATAAAATAAAATATAAAATTTACATCACATTAATGACTTTAAAAATGAACCATTGAATTTTTTATTCATTTCTTGAGCGAGCTCATCTTGTTTTGCTAAAGCGAATGCCCGGTGTGTATTATCTTCTTCTGCAATATGTGCTTCCGTTTTTTTTTTGTGTAAAGCTTCGTCATAGTTGTATGATTTCAAATGCACATCTCGAAATGACTGCAGCTCATTCACATTATTGAACTTTTTGGAGTTTACATAGTCTTCGTGCGTAACGGGTATAACTGTTTCCGTGTGCGCCTTTTTCAAGTCTTCATACTGAAGCAAGCTAAATAGTCCGCTTGAATGTTCTTTAGGCGCACCCTGACCCAGCATATAATAATTTTCGCCTCCGCCAAAAATGTTGGCACATTGTAGTTCATTTTTTGAAACAAGAGATAAATTTGTTCGCAACGCTTGTTTTTGTTTGTCGATTTCGGATACACGCTGGTCCCAGGAGGATAACGATGTAGAAGCAGAGGAATCTGCGTTGGCATCATCATCAGAACGAAACCAGTCTTCATATCCCTCTTCCTCTTCCATTTGTATTTTGCATTTTTCATAATGCTCATTGAAGAGCTTGTTGAACTCGGTAGAGTTAAGCCGTTTCACCTTGTCCACGCACAATTTCATTGAATCTTCATTCGGGTCAATCGTTTCTTCGGCGACGAGCTCGCTGTAACTTTCCTTTTTATTTCTATTTTTACCTGTTCGAAACGTGAATATCTGATACAATATTTTATAAGCGCTCGTAAAAAAAAGAAAATATTCTTTTGGAAGTTTCGATTTGTCTGGATGAGTGTGAAGCACCATGAGTTTTGCTGTGCGCAAATCTGATTCTGTAAAAACAACCGGTATTTTAAATAAATTTGTAATGTCTTCTAAATTATAATTTCGTATATCCAAGTCCAAATTCGAGTCCATTTAACAAGTGTGATGTGGATATTTATTTACTTATTATTTTATTTATTATATTTTATTATATATTGATATAATTCTATTATATAATAATTAAAATAATATTAAAGATTTAGTAATATTTATATATATTATATACACATATACACAGTAAAAGCCTCACCTTCACACTATATGTTTTCAAGGTCAAAATCTTCCAAATCATCATCAGCATCAATGACAAAAGAATTTAAAGAACGGGTTCCTTTAGAAGAAAGAAAGCAACAGTCTAAGAATATTTTAACCAAATATCCAACTTCAGTTCCCATTTATATTGATTCATCGAGTATGAGCAAAGTAATAGATAAACCGAAATTTGTTATACCAGACGGATTTACCATTGGACAACTAATGATTTCCATTCGAATGCGGATGAAAATGAATCCGGCAACTGCGTTATTTATTTTCATTGATAATCATTTGATTCCAGTGACAAAAGTTATTTCTTCAATGTATGAGTCACATAAGGACGAGGATGGATTCATGTATATATGTTGTTCAGAAGAAAACACATTTGGATAAATTAAATTTAGTCAAATTAATTTAAGAAAATGTTAAAATAAATAATAAATAATTAATAAAAAATATAAAAATAATTAAGTTTTTTATTTTTATAATATTTGGAGTATATATAAAAGATAAAATGGTAGCGACAGAATGGATGAAAAGCGTCAAAGAGGCGCTAAAAACAATTCCTAAAAATACTCCGAATCGTTTAGGAGCAGCAATGAAAAAAGCAAAGCTTACTTATAAGAAGGGCAGCTCTTCTTCTTCTTCAAGCAATGCAGTGATGAAAAAAACATATAGGCATCGCAAATCGCACAAGGGGCGCAAGGGGCGCAAGGGGTCGCGCAAACACCACAGTCGTCGCAAAGGTCATCGCGGAGGTTCACAGGTGGCACTGAACCCTTCAAATGTTGGCCTTCAACTTGATGCGACAAACTATTCCACTTAATTATTGATTAATCATTCAATAAATGTAAATATTATTTTTAATTTCAAATTAAAAATAATGATGTAAAATATTTTTTAATAAAAATGTACACGCATTATATAAATGCAACCTCAAGTTGAACAACAACGATTACCTATATTTAAAAGGTCTAGCTAACGGAATACCGGTTCCTCAAGTTCAAGAAACTGGAGAAATGCGACGCGAAAGGTTGATATTAAAAATTTTGGAATTGCTGAGAGGATTAAATAGACAATTTCATGAAGATATTTTTGAACGTGAACAAGTAAATGATTTATATTTCAATCAATTAGATGATACCGGTCGTAAAATATTATTCGATAAATACGGTATAAAAGAAAATAGTCGTGGAATATTAGTGGGGGGTGGTAAAAGAATGACCAAATCTAAATCCAAATCTAAATCCAAATCCAAATCCAAATCTAAATCCAAATCTAAATCCAAATCCAAATCCAAATCCAAATCAAAAAAACAAAAATGTATTTAGAAAGTTTATTACACAAATCGTTGAGATAACAACATTAATCCACCCAAAATGGAAAGATTCTTTGTAAATGAAATCACTTCCGCCTTATTCGTCGGGAAATGAAAAATCAATATTGTGATTGCGGTAAATGCCGCCAATCCAATTGTGGCAGCATATGCATATTCTTTATAACTGTTTGCATATAATGAATATAAAATTACTACACTTCCTAGCGTCAACAAACCAATTACTCCAAGAATGGCCGCATCATATATAAGTGAAATAAACGCTTTACTACAATTTTGATTCAAATACTTTTTGAAGTAAACTAAAAATGGAATTCCGATTATCGCAACACTTACTGCAATGACTATACTTGATAACAAGAATGAATTCAAGCTATTTCTTTGAATATAAATATTTAAATAAAAATAAAAAATTGTAACTATAATTGATGTAATAAATATAGGACTTAATTGAATCTCATTTATTTTTGTTTCTAAATAAGTTGCAGTATCTTGAAAATTTGAAATTTTATTGAACCCACCCGCTATAAATATGAATAGTAATAAAAATGCATTTATAACTATAAATATTTGTTGATTATAATTTTGCATAGTTTGATGCGTATATTATTATACGAATATAAAAATTCATGTCTCTCTAACTTTACAACTAACTTTACATTTTTATATTTACTCCGACCTTTTTAGCGACATTATTATTGAAATATGTTAAAAGCAAATCGGTAAATGTGGTTGTTGAAAGTAAAAATAAAGATGACGAAAATATTATTTTCTTGTCAAATTCTGTTATTTTAGCATTTGAATACGGGTTGAATCGGATAATTAAAAATAGAATAACAAAGTATTTCAAAGCGGATTGAATTGCTGGCAAATATTTTGTAACGGAATTAAAGTAGCTTAAATTTAAAATAACCAGGATGTACAAGATGTAAAATGTGTATAATAAATAATAGTAAACATCTTCTATTTTTACGTAAAACGACGACATGACTTTTTATATATATAATTAGAATTAATTATATAAATTGGACAGCTTATAATTAATAATTTTAATAATGAATTAATAATGAATGATGAATGAAAAATAACTGGTTAAAATATGTTTTTATTTACATGGTTCGGGAGAGAATGTCCGAATAAAATCATATAAGCTAAAGCAACTGCAGCAAACAGCATGCTCCTATCTTGCGCAACTTCATACGGTTGTTTAAGTATGAAAACCATGACAAAATATAATAAAATCCCAAATAAAATGGAATGAAAAAGATGATTCATGGAACCGTGCATTCGAATAATTAAAATATTTATATATTGTCAAAATATCTTAATTATTTATTTTTCACATATTTTTTAAATATTATTTTTTACAAATTCCACAATTATCATTGCTCTCATGGATGAAAGTTCATTTTTAATGTGTTCATTTTCAATTGTGCTAAACAGTTGATTATTCAACAGACAGTTGTCGTAAACAACATCAAATCCTTCTTTTTTTGCATTTAATTTGAACTCGCCGTTGTCACTTATCTCATAATACAAATTTATCGGATGATTTGCACCATTCAATAATGTAATTAAACCATCCGCTACATCATCGTCACCGTGAAATAGTGCATAAATTCCGCGCCCACTACTCTCATCATCGTCATTGGTAAAACACGCACTTATTCTTGAAATTTGATTCGTAAGTTTTTCAACTCGAACATTGTAAGCGTCTATATCTGCATCTGATTTAATGACACATGTTTGTTCCATAATGTCTATTTCATTTTCAATATTTCGAATTCGTTGCGGTCCAACCACCTTGTACGCTTGTAAAACCGCCATTTTAAAAGTGTGTACCCATGCTTTCAAATTTAAACCTGTAACTGAAGATGCCATTCTCAATAAGCAAGTTGCCTTGTGCCTTGTATTTTTTATAGTTTTGTTTTTAAGCCAAAACCGATTATAATCAAGGGTCAGAGGGGAACGTAGTTCAAGGAGGGGTCAGAGGGGAACTACGTTCCCCTGTTTAAAAGAAACTTCCACCGAGATGTTCATTTGCAGCAGCAGGTTCAAATTCAGCAACCATGCCCGGTGGCATGCCGG